AGTATTGATAATAGCAATGGTAGCCACAACAGCTGCACTAATTTTAGAAACAACAAATACTGTGCCGATAACAGCTGCAACCGCAATTAATTCATCTTTTAAAGTAATGACTGTTGCAATAACACCTCGAACCTTTTTGCCCCATTCAATTGCTGTTTCTTGTGAGTCAGTCAATCCATCTTTAAGGCTATCTTCACCAGTTAAACCATCCACAAAACTTTGTATGACAGGCACGACATCGCTGAGAATAAAAGCTGTCAATTCCTGAATGACCGGCAATAAAGCCGCGCCAATTTGTTCTTGGACTTCATCCGTTGCAATTTTTATGCGAGCAAAAGCCTTTTCGGCACTTTGCGCTTCATTATCGGCAAAACCGCCAAAAGTCTTTGTAAGTGTGTTAAAGACTAAATCAAAATCTTTAGATTTAAGAATTGATTGATCTATGCCTAATCCTAAACGACCCAATGAAGCAAGATTACCGTCATAAGCTTTTCCAAGCGCATTGGCAACAGCTTCCAATGGTTTGCCAGTAGCTGATGAAATATCCAAAGCTAGATTTAATAATTTTTGAGCATCTTTGACATCTTTTGTTGATCTAGTCAATCGGGCAAATGCTGGTCGCAATTCATCATCTGTGACACCAATTGCAATGGATGTTGTTGAAATGTATTTCTCAACACCTTTGATTTGTTCTGCTGTTGCGGTAGTTGTGTTTTCAATTGTCAAAGCTAAGAGCCGTTGAGCCTTTTCATCAGCTGCCGCGTTTTTTATTGATTCGACCGCAAATGCACTAATTGCAGCTCCGGCAGCTGCAAACGCCAAAGCCGCTTTTTTGCCAAATGCCGTGAATTGGTCGCCAATTGATTCTGTGTCTTTACTGGCCGTTTTAATGCCTTTTGTAAATTCAGCAACATCGGCCAATAAAGAAAGTTTGAGCGTTCTTGATCCTTGAGCGGCCATTTACCACACCTTCACAATCTGTGAAAACGCCTCTGCCCATTGGCTAACAATCTGTGGCTGTTCTGCCTTGAGCGTTGGATAAATAAACCAGCCTTTTGACCCACGGCCTTCACGACCAGACCAGATTGGGAATTGCCTGTATTTGTTTGATCCAAATTCATAGCCGCCCCAAAGCTGCTGAGTTGTGCCGCCGCCTGAAAATTTTTGTGAGGCAAAACCAAATGACATTTCGCCAACTTTTGATGATTTGCTTACCCGTGAGCCTTCAGCAATGCGGCGTGAAGCTGTGTCTCGGCCTTGAGATTTGGAAATGATTTTGCCTTGAAGATAGGTAGCAAGGCCATTGGACACACTTTTGGCTTTTGTGACAGCTTCATCATCCATGCCTTTAAAAGCATAAATGATTGATCGTAGTTCAGCTTTGTCAAAAGCAACTGCATCTTCAGCCATTTCGCTTCTCCATAATCTCAATTGCCGTTAGTAAATCCTCAGCTGTTTTAAATTCGCTGACAGGTTGGCCACTTGCTATGGCTACCTCCCAAAGAATTCTATTTATGCTTCCGGACTTATAGCTTTTGGGTTTGCATCACCGACAATGATGTCAGCAACAGTCTCGCACCAAATCTCAAATGGCTTGGCTGGCTTGCCGGCCATTTCTCTTTTCATTGCGTGGTATGCAAGAAACAACAGATCAGACACGCCCATTTTGTCTTGAGCTTGTCCAATCGTGTTGCCAGTCTTGTTTTCCCATTTTGCCCATTCTGCTGGATGTGCAATGTATGTCTCAGCATTGCCATCCGTGTATTCGATTGTGATTGGTAGTTTCATGCTCCCGAGCTCCTTTTTATAGTGTTGGTGTGGTCACACAGGTAAATGCTAGTGAGACAGTTTGTGCATCTGGTGCTGTGCCTCCAGCTGATGGGAAAATTGGCTGCACATCAAAATTGAACACCGATCCTGATGCAGCTGTAAAAACAACCGCCAATGGTGTGTTTGGTGCTGTGTCTGCCGCTGTCCAAAGTGCGTTGCACAATGATCCACCAGCTGGCCAGTCGGCAAGCATTTCAACAGCAAATGATCCTTGCGAATCCGTGGTGAAATAAGCTTTTCCATCAAGTGTCTGATATGTATTGATTGTTGAATCAATAGTTAAGATTGCGGATGTGGCCTGAGCATCATAAGTATCACCAGCAATGGTGAAAGTGATGTCTCTGCCGGTGACGATTGTTGTTGGCATGATTTCTCCTTAGTTGGTGTAATAGGTGCTGACTTGTAAATCGGCTGTGAGGTATTTGCCCGCACCGACTTCCAATGCTTGTGGTTGATTGACATTGCCTACTTCATAACCTGATGGCATTGTGCTGATGATGTCAATCATAAGTTGTTCAAGGTTGTCCAAAGCTGCTGCATTGTTCATATAAGCGACAACACCAGTTACAGTCAGATTAATTTTGACTTTTGTGGTTGCTCCATTGATTAAAACGCTTTCCAGATAAGGTGCATCCGGGATTAAACAGATGCTTGGGCTAGTCATTGCCTCTGGAATGCCGTTATACACATTGGCTGCAATGGTTGAAAGTGCAGTTTGTAATGGTGTCCGGATGGCTGATTCAATGGTCATTGGCACATTGCCTCAACATCCAAGAATGGGCCTAAGAGGCCAACGACTCTATTTGTTAAGCTGCGACCAAGCACAAATGGTGATGGCTGAAAATTGTCTGCCATGATTTGATTGCCGGGAGCTGTAATGCTCTGGAAAATTTCAACCGATACAACCAAAATTGCGTTTTCAATTGGCGGTGTGCTTGCGTAAAGTTGTGCAGCTGATGATCCGCTCAATGTGGCCAATGCGCTCGGAATGAATGGCAATGGATATGTGCGATCTGCGGCAGCTGTGGCCGCTGTAAATGTAAATGGCTCAATACGATCATCGGTGACTGTGTAAGTGCCATTGTAGGTTCCGGCCCCGGTAACAATGACAGATTGCCCCGGCACAAAATAATTCGGCCGGATAGTTGTGAAATAAATGACGGAATCACTTACATTGGCAAAAGTCACCGATGATTGGTATTGCGTAAGTAAAGGCAAAATTGTTTGCTCAGCGGAGTCTATAAAAGAATCTAATTGAGCATCACTATACAAAGAAACTGAGACACCAAGAATTGACCTCAGCTGTGCGGCTGTGACTATTGCTGGCATCTCAGTTCCTTTCGTGTCAGTAGCGTTCGGGAGCGACCGCTACCGATTTTGAGTTATTTATGGGAGGTTATTAAATTGGGCACCATTTGGCACCTTTGGAGCTAGTGCGCCATATCCGTAATACAGAATGTCAATGGTTCCATCGCTGTTGATGTTCGTGCGTAGCGTAAAGCGTGGTGATTCGTACCATGTGTAAGAATCTGGATTGACAACGACCATTGAAGAATCGCCATCAGCTGTTGTTGTACCAGCGTTACCAAATGAGCGTGAAACATAAAGGTTCAGACCCGGTGAAACTACACCGCGCAATGAATCTCCGCGAACATTTCCAGCTGCGTTTGATGGTTGTGCTGCATTGTAAAGAGGTGCGCCATTGTCGTTGTATCCCATGATGTTTCCCCATTGTGTTGGTGAAACGATTAATGAACGAGCAAAACCTAGTGATGCGCCATAAACAGCTGCGGCTGCCTTAGATGTGTATCCAAGGAATCCGGTTGCTGAATTTGCTGCCTGTGTTGTCACGGTAGTAACTGCCGCCTGCATCGCTGCAAGTGCGAACTCATCTGTTTCTTTTGCATACGCAAATTCAAGATTTTGTAAGAGAGCTGTGAGGTACTCGGGCCGGCTGCGGTCAATGAGCTCAACCGTTGAGATAGCGCGACCTTTGAATGGCTTAACTGATACTGAAAGAAATGTTGCTGATAGTGATGATTCTGTAATTGCTTGATTTTCATCAATTTGATCAACGCTTGGCACAGCAGTTACACGAGGCAACTCAAATGTCATGCCTTCTGCAACCAAAGTTTCACGGCTGATGCCATCGATGCAACCGCGATCAGCGTTTGCAAGTGCATTGATAACCTGTGTGCTTTGTGGTGTTGGAATCATGCCAGGTGCTGTTGATGTGGTGTTATCGGCAGCCTTTACATATTGACGAGAATCTTCATCATGCAAAATGCTTGCCTTTAGGTAATGCTCAAGATATGTCACCTTGTTAATAATTGGTGAGCGTGGTGATGTGAAATATGCAGGTCGTGATGCCTGTACGGGTTCGACTGCTGGAGCTGCTACCGGTTCAACGGCAGGAGCGGTATTTTCGGTAGTGTTATCCACTTTGTCTCCTTCATTTGGGTTTGTGTTATCTGTAACTGTTTCAGTTTCAGAATCTTCTGATGCTGCTACCTCTGAAACGCGAGCTGAGCGAACAGCTGGTTCGGTAACGAGTGCCACGCCTTTAAGCTGGCCATTTAATACTTTCATGGTTCCATCCTTTAGCATTTCATAATTATCAACGGCTAATTCAATGCTAAAACCATCGCGCAAGCCATCCATGGCTTCAACCAATGCATCTGTGCCAGCTGTTGTGTTGGCGATTTTAAAGGTAGCCGTCATTTCCTTATCATTTACACTCATGGCGATACTTTTTCCAATCCTGCGGGTATTGTCATGCTCAAGGTTTAAAAAAACATCTTGAGGCACAATTGATCCACGGGCAAAAGTGACTTTGCCTGTTGATGCATTTGCTTGCTCGTTGAATGCAACTATGCGGCCGGTGATTGTTCTTGAATCAGAATCAGCTGCCGTGATTTCCATTGGTGTAGTTAGCTTCATGAGATCATATCCTCCATTTGTCTAATTTCATCGGTAGTAATTGCTCCGATGTCGAACAAAATCTTGTAAATTTCTGCACGCTCTTTTTCTGATCCGCGCAAATAAGCCTTCAAATCAAATTCAACGCGCTGTGTTGATGGCGTAAAATCTGGCATTGAAAGCCTGCTGCTAATGCTGTTCATCAGAGGCAACAGCGAGAAATCCAACAAAGTTTGACGCGCCGTGCTGGCGTTTGCATAGGTCATGGATGATCCAGTCGGCGCATCAATAAAGTAAGCCGGAATGCCAACGGCTCTGGCTAATTCTGTTGCAATGATTTCGCGTGCAGCATTAAGGCCAATTTGCTCTGGTGTAAAGCCAACTGTTTCCATGGAAATATCAGCATTTAAAAAAGCCGTTCCGCGGTTTCTTCTCGCTGACCCCCAAGCATCAAGCAATTTTGCAATGCGGTCAGCTGGCAATGCTGTGCCATTAGATTTCAAAACCATTGATGGCACGGGTTCGCGTGCATACATTGCAGCAGCTCTTTCCAGCTCTGCACCGGCGCGAATTGTGCGACCCGCTCTATTTAACAGACCTTCATCATTGCCGTAAAACACAACAAGCGATCCAACACCTGACATTGGAACCCGCGATCCATCAACTGTGTAATACTCAATTTGCGTGCCAATTGAATTTAAAAATACACCGACACGATTAGGAGCAACGCGCCACATTTGGCGAACGCGCCCGGTATCGGCAAACAAATCCATAATTTGAAAATAACTAAAACCCGTAAAAAGTAAATCCTCAGCCGCCCAACACCATGATGCAGCTCCGGGAACGCGCTTGTCTGGATCATTAATGACAACCGGTTGGTCAATAACCTGACCTGTTGTTTTGTCGCGTGTGAGCATTGGAATTGTGGCGATTGAATTACAAATCATATTTCGTGCGCGTGCAATTGCTGGCACACTCATTGCTTCTTCACGGCTTGCAAGATAATCCGCGCCGCCAAATGGAAAAAATGCATCAAGAGTCGGAGCTGGCCCAATTTGTGCAGCTATGTCAGCACCGCGCATAGGCGCGACAGCTTCAATCGTGCGTTTGCGGTCAAATAATCCCATGGGCGCATTTTCTCAAAATGTCAAGCATCAACCCACTAAAATATCTATATCCGTTTCCGGGCGTGTCGCATAGTGTGTGCATAGCGCGGCTGCTACGGCAGCACACACGGCCGATTGGCTGGCACGCCTTCCAATAACCCAACCGCCATCACCGCGCCTCAATTGAACAGCTGAAAGCATTTGTTCGGTAAGTGAGCTTTGATTTCGGTGTTTGAGTCTGCCGCTGTTAATCGCGCCCAAAAGCTCATCGCAAGCTTGCGGGTAATCGGCATCCATGTCATGGATTGGAATGCCAGCTGGCTGCATTCTTGCCGCAACCGCGCCTGATGTGCGCCTTGAATACAGCAAATACTCAATAGGATATTTTCGGCAATAACTAGCCGCATCGTTGGCAATTGCCCGATCATCCAGCTGAATAGTGTTTTCCCATGTGTGCAACAGCTTTATCACAAAACTCTCTGATCCAAGCTTTTGAGCTGCAACCAATGCGCAATGTTTTCTGTCCGGTGAAATATCAATGGCCATCCATGTCAATTTATCCTCATCAAGATCAATTGTTTCATCGCCGCATTCTTGCCACTCTTTGGCTCCAATAACGCTGGAGATTGTTTGAACCCATCGGTTTAAAACCTCGGTTTGCACAACATCGGCAGGATCATTGAAAACGGCTCGGATATTGTCGGGGTGAATTGTTATGTTGAGGCCGGGATTGGCAAAAGCCGCATTTTCCAATGAAATTTCATCAGTCGGGGCAGACCACTCAAAATAGCCCACATCATCGGATGCACCACTAGCTGCCGCCAATCCGCGCTCGCGCAATTGGTTAAGAACAATGCTGTGACTATCACCGGCCGTTGAAAAGCAATTGACCTGTGGATTTTTGGCAGCCATCAATGTATATCTCATTGCGGCAAATGTCTCCATGTCGTGCAGCTCTCGGATTTCATCCATGTGGATGGTTTCGGGTTTTGACAATCCACGGGATGCTGATCCACCAGCTTTGATAATAAACCGATTGCCTTTAATCGTTTGTATTTCTTCGGCTCCATGTTGCCATCGAATGCGTTTGACCTGATTTGCCAAATCCGCGTTTTCTTCAATGATTTGCACAATTGATCTAAATTGCTCCAACGATGTGACCAGCCGGTGAGCTGTGGATACCTGCAACGATTCATCCCAATGAAACAAGCCCATCATGATTCGCGCCATCATGTAGGTACTTTTTCCATTTTGCCTTGCACAGCTGGCCACCGAAATTGGGTGATGGTAGCGGCCATCGGGTTTTACCTTGAGAGAATGCTCAGCCAGAAACTTTTGCCACGGCATAAAGCCGCCTTCAATGATTTGGTCAGCGAAATCAATCAATTCAAAACCGCGTGACGGCAAATCATTGAGCGGTGAGTGGATTCGTGGAGCTGTTACCGGCAAAAAAACCGATTCCAGCCGATTTGAGCCTAGTTCAGCCGTATCGCTACCAACTATGACCTGTTCATCCTTAATCATGACTTATCGACTCGTTTTGGGGTATAAACACACCAT